CAATTGAAATCTACTGGGCAACTAGCTGATTTCTGTTATGGGGGCTTCGGCCCCCTCTTTTCTTATTTGCTATGGCTCTTGCACGCACTACTGAATTAGAAGCAACCAATCGTGTGTTGCAAATGATGGGAGAGGCTCCTGTTAATAGCTTGACGGGTCAGCTTGGGTTAGCGAAACAAGCCAATGACATGCTGAAAGAAGTCAGTAGAACAGTGCAATCAGAAGGCTGGTCGTTTAATACAGACTTCGAAGCAACACTCGCTCGTAACAGTAGTAATGAAATTCTTATCAACCCAAGCGTTAGTCGTGTTGTAGTAGATCAGCAGCTTTACCCTGACTACGACATAACACAAAGAGGAAACAAGTTATACGACAGAAAGAATCAGACTTTCGTCTTCACTCAAGATCTAAAAGGAGATATCACATATATGTTTGATTGGGATGACCTGCCTGAGCATGCCCATCAATACATAATGATTAGAGCTGGTAGACAATTGCAGGACGCAATCCTTGGTAGTGCAGATTTAACTAAGATCAATATCACAGCAGAACAAGAAGCACGTGCTCAATTCTTAGAAGAAGAGACAACAAAGAGTGAGCACAATATGCTGCGTGGAAATCCCAATCACACTGGGATCTTCCCAACTTATAGACCAAGCCGTGCCGTCGTTAGGTAACTATGTCTTTAGTTAGCACATCTATTCCCAACCTCATCAATGGGGTCAGTCAACAGCCAGCTGCATTAAGGCTGGGTTCTCAGGCTGAGTCAGTTATTAACTGTATGTCGAGTGCGGTTGAAGGACTGAAGAAACGACCACCAATGAATCATGTTGCAAGGTTGTTTGCTGGGAGTGCAGGTAGTACTAGACCTTTTACTCATGTTGTAGATAGAGATGGAACTACCAAGTATCTAGTACTCATTACTGATGGAGATTTAAAAGTCTTTGATCTAGATGGAACAGCAAAGACTGTTAGTTTTCCAGATGGTAAATCATATTTAGATGTAGCAAATACAGCTGATCCTTCACAACAATTCAGAGTTGCATCTGTTGCTGACTATACATTTATCACGAATAGAGAGAAGGTTGTTGCGATGGATAGTGCAACTTCTCCTACCTTTGGCACTAAGTCAATGGTATTTATTAAGGCAGCTAATTACGATACAACTTATAGAGTTACATTAGGCGGAACACAGAAGAGTTATACCACCCCAGCCGTAGGAAGTGGAACGCCTGACACTATTACTATTGCTAGTCAATTAGCCTCTGCACTTAATACTATTTCTGGCTATACAGTAACAGCTACTGATTATATTATTCGTATTACTAAAGATGATGGAGGTACTTATACATTAACAAGTAGTGATACAAAGACAGGCTTAGATACATCTGTCATTAAAGATACTATTGACACGATGGACAACTTGCCTGTTCTTGCAGAGCATGGCTTTATTGTAAAAGTACAGGGTACTGTCTCAACACAATTAGATGATTATTATGTAAAGTTTGAAGCTAGTGCAGGTAGTGGATTTGGTGGTGGTATATGGAGAGAAACAGTAGGGCCAGGAATTGTATATAAGTTTGATGCATCAACCATGCCACATACGTTGATTCGTAATGCGAATGGAACGTTTACTTTTCAAAAGTTTGACTGGTCAGGACGTGTAGCAGGTGACGCAGCTACAGCAGTACAACCAAGTTTTGTTGGCAGTACTATTCAGAACCTCAACCTATTTAGAAATAGACTTGTCTTCCTGGCAGATGAAAGTGCAATCCTTTCAGCGGCTGATAGTTATGACAGGTTCTGGCCTGAGACTGTGCAAACAGTTGTTGATAGTGATCCGATAGATCTAAGCACAGGTGGTACTGAGATCAACTTCCTTTTATCTAGCGTTTCATTTGCTAATACCTTATTACTATTTAGTTCACACGGACAATTTCGATTAGACGCTGGCACGAATGTTGGTCAAGCTTTAACACCTAAGACTGCAAACATTACTTCAATTACTACCTTCGATATGGATGGTAGAACAGACCCTATAGCTGTTGGTCGGAATATTTATTTCCCTGTTCCCAAAGGAGATTTCACTGGACTACGTGAGTTCTTCTTACCTGACAATACTGGTTCTGTTCCTTTATCAGAAGAAGTAACATCAGCTGTCCCTCGCTTTATTCCAAAGAACCTAACTACACTTACAGCCTCAGTTTCAGAAGATGTAATTATTGCAGTTAGTAAAGACAAACCCAAGAGGATTTATATCTATAAGTTCTTCTTTGAAGACGACACCAAGCTTCAATCATCATGGTCTTATTGGGAAGCCAAAGGAAGTAAATCCATACTTGGTGCAGTAATTGTTGATAGTGATTTATATGCTGTTATTGAATATAGCGATGGTGTTTATCTCGAACATGTTGTATTACGACCAGAGAATATTGACGTAAACACAGAGATAGAACTTCTATTAGACAGGAAAACAACAGAAGCAGATTGCACAACAGCTGTTACAAACCCTGGTGGGTTAGGAGTTCAAACAACAATTACTCTTCCATACCCAATGGCAACAACGGGAACGATGGCAGTAGTGGGAAGGTATGAC